ACCCACGAAGAGGTCTGCACCTTGCGCTATACGGGGCTTTGCACTCGCTTGAAACGTATTGAAAACATCGGAATCGTTATTGCAGGAGCAATAATTATGCTGCTGATAAACATAATTATTAAAATAAATTGAAATGGCCGCATTTTGAGTTGGTGGTATAATATGAAGACTATATTAGATGCAAAAGAAACGGCTCTTGGAGTTGACCCTGCGCATACAATAGAAATCGTATGTGCTCATTGTGGGTACGATCTTGATGAATCAGAAGTCGAAGCAGATACTTGTTCTGACTGTGGTAAGCCGTTAAATCTAAAACAGCACGTATCTATACAGGTTACCACATTCCCTGCTGTCTTTGGCAAAACTATGTAGGTGAAATATGGCCCTAAAGAAGTTAGTATTTAAGCCCGGTATCAACCGAGAAGTAACGCGTTACTCTGATGAAGCTGGCTGGTACGAATGCGATAAAGTACGCTTTAGACAAGGTTTTCCTGAAAAGATAGGCGGATGGCAACAAATATCAGCGACTACATTCCTTGGTGTCTGTCGGTCTCTTTGGAATTGGGTTACTTTAGGTAGCATCAACCTTATTGGTGTTGGTACCCACTTAAAGTTCTATTTAGAGGAAGGTGGGGCATACAACGACATTACACCTATTCGTAGCACTACTTCTGCGGGAGACGTAACATTTGCGGCTACTAATGGGTCAGCAACTCTGACAGTTACGGACACGGGACATGGGGCTCGTGAAAATGACTTTGTTACTTTTAGTGGCGCTGCATCACTTGGCGGGGCTATTACCGCTGACGTATTAAATGCTGAGTATCAGATCGTAACAGCCCCCAGTGCAAATACCTACACTATTACTGCTACTGCTACAGCCAACGCATCAGATACAGGCAACGGTGGGTCGTCAGTAGTTGGAGCCTACCAGATACGTACTGGAGAGCCGTATGAAGTGCCCCTAACTGGATGGGGCGGTGGTACATGGGGTGCTGGGGTATGGGGTACAGGTGGTGTTTCTACTGAAGCTATACGTCTATGGAGCCAAGCTAATTTTGGTGAAGACCTAGTATTTGGCCCTCGTGGGGACGCTATTTTTTACTGGGATGCAACAAATGGAGTAAATACACGGGGTGTTTACTTATCATCGCTTGGGGGCGCGTCTAATGTACCCGTCTCGCAAAATTTGATTTTAGTATCAGATATAAACCGTTTTGTGTTTTGTTTTGGTACTAATGATCTTGGCACTGCTACCGTTGACCCCATGCTCATTCGTTGGTCTGATCAAGAAAATGTAGCGCAGTGGACACCAGCATCTACAAACCAAGCAGGTTCCTTGAGACTGTCACGGGGAACTGAGATAGTCGCGGCTAAACAAGCACGTCAAGAGGTCCTCATTTGGACCAACTCTTCGTTGTACTCGTTACAGTATCAGGGCGCACCCGCTGTATGGGGTGCTCAGTTGGTCGGAGATAACATATCTATAGCGTCTATGAACTCCGTTGCATTTGCTAGCGGCGTTGCTTTTTGGATGGGTAAGGATAAGTTTTATATGTACGACGGGCGAAGCCAACCCCTTCCCTGTAGTGTACGTCGGTATGTGTTTGAAGACTTTAATACTTTGCAGTATGATCAAGTATTTGCAGGTACGAACGAAGCATTTCACGAAGTATGGTGGTTCTATTGCTCAGTAGACAGTAGCACCGTAGACAAATATGTAGTGTTTAATTACCTTGAACAGACATGGTACTACGGCACTCTAGCACGTACAGCGTGGTTAGATTCTGGGTTGCGTGATTTCCCACTTGCTGCGACCTATAGCTACAACCTCGTAAATCACGAAGAAGGCACAGACGATAACCAAACAGGTACTCCTGTACCGATTGCAGCGACAATTACCTCTGGGCAGTTTGATATTGACGATGGAGACAGATTTGCGTTTGTGTGGCGTATAATACCTGACGTTACATTTACAGGGTCTACCGCTACTTCTCCTAGCGCAACAATGACTTTACTCCCTTTAGCTAACTCAGGATCAGGTTACAACAGTCCGTATTCAGAAGGAGGGAGCGCATCAGGTACGGTAACACGTACGGCTACGGTGCCTATTGAGCAGTTTACAGGACAGGTAAATACCCGAGTTCGTGGACGGCAAATGTCCATCCAAATGGAATCTGCTGATCTTGGAGTTAAATGGCAACTTGGGTCTCCTAGAGTAGACATGCGTCCTGACGGGAGGCGCTAATGGCTAATGACATTGAGCGTACAGAACCGCCTGCTTTACCTCTAGCGCCTGAAGAGTATCAACGTTTGTTTATGGATCAAAACAGCAATGTTTTGCGGCTATTCTTTAATCGTTTTATTAACTCACTTAACAATTTATTTAGCACTGAGAATGGGGGCAAGTTTTTATACATGCCTCGCGGTGCTTTCTATAGCACGCAAGATCAAGCTGCCTCGAATGTTAATACGGGCTACGCGGTGACGTTTAATATTACGGTATATAGTAGTGGAGTTACACTCTCTAATAACAGCCGAATAAACGTCCAAAATCCCGGCACTTATAAGTTTGATGTAACGCTACAGCTTGAACATAACAATTCTAGCGACACTTCTGTGACTGTATGGGGGCAGAAAAATGGCGCTGCAATAGCATATTCAGGCCATAGGTTTGATGTAAAAGGTAACGACGATGACGTTTCGCACTGGGAATTTACTGTAGATTTAGCCACAGACGATTACATAGAAGTTTACTGGGCAACTGGGGACACACAGCTAAACTTGCATACAGAAACGGCAACATCACCTCACCCCGGTGTTCCCTCAGCGTCCATTGATATATCATTTGCTAGCAACTCATAGTGTGTGCTTGCCTAATGTAAGCTACCGCCTATACTGGTTAGACCCTTAACAGGAGCGAACCATGACCTTTGATTTTTTAGAGGTGTTTAACGCTATCGGCGCAGCGCAAAAAGTAGTCACTAATGACTTCATACCTGCCGAATCCTTAGAAACTCCAATAACTAAAGATGCAACTAATCTTGACAGCTTGGACGTAACACTAACCCTTTTTGTGCTTGGGGAGGCTTACGGCATTCCTGAAGACGAAGAATTAAACAATTCTTGGCCCTACGAAAGTGTAGAGTTGCTAAGAAACTTTATATTTGAGCACAAAACTAAAGACCCCGAAGACGAGTTTGATTCGATTAAAGCACTTGTGAAGGAGCTATCATGATTTACATGACCCAGTGCCGCACAACGTGCACGACCGACACCACTCTGATTGACGATATACCCTACCCCCAGTACGCGCATATCCTACCGGATACGTTCCGTAGAGCAAAATCTGGATTAAAGTACCCACCCCACGTGCTTATAGAAAGCCTTATTGATGACGAGTTGCGTAGCTATGTAGCTGATAATCCTGTCAAAGGTAAGACTGGATTTATCTTTGCCGCTGGTAATCAGGGCTGGATGAGTAACAACGGGCGGTATGACAAAAACCCAGATGCGCAATTGCATTATAAAGTTAAAGTGCCGTTTATTATACTTACTAATATCTATGCAGGGCGTATAGCAAGTATGTTTGGTGTTCACGATCACATATCAACGGACGCTAGTGCTTGTGCTTCTAGCCTACATGTACTAATGAATATGCAAACATTGATAGATAACTATGGGTTTGATCGAGTTATTGTATTTAGTGGTGAGGATAGTGTGAACAACCTCGTCCTAGAGTTCTTTGGTGAAGCAGGCGCAAGTTTGCAATACAAAGATGGAGAAGAGCGACAGCCTTCTGCATTTGATGATAAGAACCAAGGATTTTATATTGGACAAGGCGCTGTAGTTGCTATATTTGAAAAGGAACACGCGGGTATGGCTGATCCTTTAGCTAAATTCGTTGGTGCGTACAGCTCCGCAGAGGATAATACAAACCCTTTAGGACAACGCCAAGACGGGTCTGGCTTTAGTAAAGCTATCGAAGGTGCATTATTTGTAGCCAAAGCGCATCACGATGATGTAAGGCTAGTTAAGACGCATGGAACTGGCACGCCAGTCAACAATGCTGCGGAAAAATCGGCACTTCTACGCTCTCTAAACGAGTTTGTAGCAACGTCCTACAAACCACGTATCGGGCATACGATGGGTGCTAGCGGGCTATTGGAGACTGGATTGTTGCTACGCGACTTAAAAAGCGGCTTTGTGCCAAAAATCCTAAACAGGACTCAGGATGACTCTGTGTTCTTGTCTTCTGACGCCCCCGTTCCCGAGGGCCTAATGCTCAGTCTTGCTGCTGGCATGGGTAACATATACTCGGCTGCGTTGTTTTCGCGGGGGGTGTGAGATGGAATTAGTAAATAGTAGGGAGAGATTGCTTAAAGGGCCTGAAATTGTTGCTATGTCAGCATATAATATACCAGACCTAAAGTACCCAAAAGAAGTTGTACTAGCAGCAGTTGCAAGGGAGTTTACGTTACCGCAGACTGATCTTGTACAGATTGGTAATACTGTTTTTGTAGGCCATACGGGTAAAGGCAAGAGCAGAAAGAAGATGGTAGGGCGAGCTTTTAATGTTGATACGGGACGAAATTTCATCGTAAACGGGTTCAAGTATTTTACGTATCTACAGCAAAAAGGCATCACGCACTATACAACAGAGTTTTATGGCCCTGTGTTTCTAAATGGTTTTAAACTGTTTAAGCGCCGCGCAGACCAGCAGGATACTGAGATTGCGATTGGTAAGTATAGAAATTCCGACAAGTATGTGGTGTTCATGCGGCTCGGTAAGAAGCCACTGATGCGAGGGTTGTAAATTGAGTTTTATCGTTGATCATGTAACGGATGTAGTAGACTGGGTTGCTGGTGCAGCCTCGGATATTACCGAGTTCGCTTTTGACGAGATTATAGTACCCGTTGCTACCTTTGTTGGCGATACTGTAGAAGCCATGATCGATAACCCGGTAGATACAATCGCACTCATAGCTAAAGGTATAGCTATAGGAACAGGAAACGCGTGGGCCATACCACTAATTGATGGTGCCGCCGCCGCCGTTAATGGTGAAGATGTAGGTGACATACTTAAAACTGTTGCAATTTCTTACGTGTCACAATCAGTTGGCCGTGAAATTGCTCAGCACACTGCCCCATTTGTTGACAAGGTTATCGGTGAAGCTCTTAGTGAGGGGGTTAAAGAAGTAGCAGTACAAGCAATTACGCAAGGTACGGTTGGCGCTGCACAAGCTATCTTATATGGAGAAGACCCTCTTGAAGCATTTGCTAGAGGAGGACTCACCGCTGCGGTATCCGCAGGTCTAGGTAAAATTGGTGAGCAAATGGGTTGGGAGATGGAAGTCACCGACCCTGAAACAGACCAAACAACTACCAAAGCTATACCGAATGTCGTTAAAAACATGATCGGTGCAACACTCGCTGCTGAACTTACTGGGCAAGAAATCACACCGGAACTAATGGCTAACGCACTAACACGTGGCCTGATAACAACTCAGGTTGTACGAGACTACATTGTAACTAATCCTGACGTTGGTGATCGTGAGATAGGGTATATTGCTGCCGCACTTCAGCGCACTGCGGCTGTAGCATTATCTGGTGGTACTGGAGAACAAGCTGCTGCTCAACTTATGGGCGTTTTATCTGCATACGGAATGGAAGAACTGCATGATAAGATCGAAAACTCTGGCGCAATTGATTTTATTGGGGACACAGTAGATAAAATATCTGGAGACTACGGAGCAGTTACTACGCTTGCGGATAAAATTGATGTAGTTGGCCCCCGGCTTGACGAGAATCACGCCGAATTTAAAGAAAAATATGACGCCATACAAACTCAATGGGACGCGTTAAACGAAGCTAAAGATCGTGGGGCACAGCTCCGTGCGATGCAGCAGACTCCGGGGTTCGATCCTATAATGGTTGAATCTTATGATTTGGCGATTGCGGCAGCAGAAACTGACTTCAATAATGCGTTTACAAAATTAAATTCGTTTATTGATCTGGGATATAACGATGACATTAAGCGGCTAATCCCTCTAATTGAAGCAGACAATGCTCTATTAACAACACTACAAGAAGACATTATTGTTGCTCAAAATAATCTACAAAGAGATGCCGACAAACTAGATGGGGAACTTGTTCCTATATTTAAGCAAACTCAAGAATACTTTGTTAGCGCAATGGACCCTGGTTTTAACGCCCAAGAGTACAGACAGCTTAACAACTTACCAGACGATGTAGACCCTTATACGCACTTCTTAACCGAAGGACAGCACGATAACGTCTACACTAATGAGGACCAATATAACAAAGCAAAAGACCAAATCCAAAACACAGCTTTTACCCAGATAATATGGGAAGGTTTTGGTGTTGAAGACAATTCTCTTGCGCGGAATCTTAGCCAATCTGATATAAATACTTTAAATCAAATTATTTTTGATGCGGGATATAAGACTCCTCAACAATTACAAGAACTATCAAACAACACTGAACTTCAAGAAGCTGTATTTAATCAGTGGGTCGAAGCTATTGGTTCTGATCCAAGCAATACCTATCAAACAGGACAGCCTTTAACCGCAGACGCTTTAGCTATTCTTGATAGAACCGGCTACGACATGCGTGAAGTAGCGGAAGGAACTCCTGCTACCGCCGAAGAAGCATTGGCATTAGATCAATTTATTCGTGGTAATAGTGAAGACGGTAGCGTAATTTCATTAGGAGATGGCGTTACCGCTTCGGATGTCGTCTCTGGTGCAGCCGTCATTACATATACTGCATCTGGCATAGAGTGGAAAATGCCAGAAGAAATGACTCGTTGGGACCCCGAAGCAGGTTGGGTAACTAGGAGGTTAGTGGTAAACACCGCAGGAGAGCCTATTGCATATGACTGGGTTGATAAAGACGGAAATACCAATACAAACACACAACCTTTAAGCGTTATTATTACTACTGGTAATGACGAGTACATGACTAAAAAGCAACAGGCAGATATAGTTTTTACCGCCGTTCAAGAAGGCACTACGTGGGACCAAGTACAAGAAAGTCTTGGATGGTCTGATGCTTTAATAGATACGGCTCAAAATGCTCTTAACTGGGCAGAAAGCACTGATACCGAGTTTCTTGGGTTTAATGCTCAGAACTTCCTTGCCAATGCCATGAAAGCTGGAGGCGGTATTTTAGATGCCTTTAATGGTATGTCTACACTGTTTGGCATAGCGCCAGATAGTACATCACTTGGTAAATTTGCGCAACAACTACAAGACATTGGTACCGCAGGTAACACTGAAGAGTACAAAGAAGAACTAGGCAAACTCGAAGCCATGATGAACGCGGAGTCTGATTTACCAGAAGATGCCGCATGGTACGAACGAGCATTTGATAAAGTAGCTACTATTGCAGGTGCCGCAGCTACGCACCCCAGTGCATTTATCTCTGAGTATATTGGTGTTGAAGCACTACAAGAACTTGTACCACTTGCTATTGGTGGTTTTGCTACCCTTGGCGCTAAAGGTACGGCAATGGCTATGGGTCGTACGCTGTCTACACGTATGGCAGCACGCACTGGTCTTACTGCGGCAGCAATTACTGATATTACAGAAAGCTATGGTGGCTCTGCTTCTGAAGCCTATGATCGCGCACTAGCAGTTGCTTTAGCTTCGCCTAACCCAGAAACAGGACAGCTATTTACTCAAGAAGAAGCCGAAAAATATGCGATGAAACTGGCTGTGCAAACAGGTACAGTAGCCGCTACAATAACCGCCGCTACAATGGGTATCGGTGGCATGGCCTTGGAGAAAGCTCTTCTTGGAGATAAAGGAGTAGCCACTGGATTTGTTGCGGCTGGAATAGACGCGCTTGCTAGCCGCGCTAAAACTGGCGCTACTATCATGATTAAAGAGGGCTTAACTGAAGCTCTCGAAGAAGGTCTTGCTACCGCATACCGCGAAGGTAATTTACATCAGATAGACTCTAGTATTGACATCTCTAGCGAGGTTGCTGGTGCAGCCTTTATGGGCTTCTTAGTTGGTGGTCCAGTATCTGGTGGTGCCTACGGTGTTAGCCAAGTTGGAGATATGTACTCTAACTTTGTATCAGCCGTAGACCCTGATGTTCGTGGAGCCATTGAAAGTGGTGACGTAACCGCAGCAAATACTGCGTTAGACAACCTTGGTGTTACCGATCCAACGATCCGTACTAATATTCTTAGCCAAGTACAGCCAGAAAACTATGTTAACCAAGCCGAAGCTACCGAAGCATTTATTAATGCCAACCCAGATTACAGCCCAACTCAAGCGGAAATTGACTCGTATGTGCAAGAAGGGGGTCAAAATACTCTTGATACTGACATTGATTACTACGTTGATGCTCGTTACGTGGATGCACAAGAAGTCATTGCAGCGGCAGCAGCGCAGGGCGTAACACTTACCGAAGAACAAGCACAAGAGTACGTAGGACAAGGTCCTGCGGGGCATGAAACTGATGTACTTGAACAAATTGGACTAGAACTTGGACCCGGATACACCAACGAAGGTGAGGCACGGGCTATGTTTGCCGCTTTGGGGTATAACCCTTCTGATGCAGAAGTTGCGTCTTATGTAGGAAATGTTGCTGAATCTACTCAAGAAGCCGCAATTGGTACTTATGTAGACCCACGTCAAGTAACTAATGCTGAAGCTACAGCACTGTTTGCAAACCAAAATTTTGAACCTTCTGATGCCGATCTTGCCGAGTTTATAGGGCAAGGTGGAGCCAACTTTGAAACAAATGCTAACGTAACATCCTATGTAGACCCACGACAGGTTACTACTGCTGAAGCTGAAGCCTTCTTTGGCGGGCTTGGCTACGATGCAACCGACGCTCAAATTGCTCAGTTTGCAGGCCAAGGCACGGATACATTTGAAACTGATCAAGGTTCAGCAGTTAGTACGTTTGTAGACCCACGTATGGTTTCTGAAGCTGAAGCCCGAGCCGCATTTGATGCACAAGGATACTCACCTAGTGATGCAGAAGTTGCGCAATATGTTGCGCAAGGTACCAGTGCGGATACACAAAAAAGCGCAGAATCTAATATTACTAGCTTTGCTGATCCACGGGCTACTACAGACGCTGAAGTCCGTGAAATGTTTGCCTCACAAGGCTATACGCCCACTGATGCAGAAGTTTCAGCACGTATTGCACAGGGCGATAAAGAATTTGAAGCTACCACAGGTAATGATGTTGTTGGTTATATAGACCCACGTCAGGTAACAGAAGCAGAAGCTAGAGCCTTTTTCTCAGATCAAGGCTACACGCCTTCCGACGCTGAAGTACAAGCGTATATGGGTCAGGGTGGTAACAGTTTTGAAACTGGACAAGACAGCGCAGTCGGTACTTATGTAGACCCACGTCAAGTTACTGAAGCGGAAGCTGAAGCGTTTTTTGAAGATCAAGGTTACACACCGACCGACGAAGAAGTACAAGCGTACATAGGACAAGGCGATGCAGACTTTGCTACAGGCCAAGATACCGCAATTGGTACTTATGTAGACCCACGCCAAGTTACTGAAGCAGAAGCCCGCGCTGCATTGGCTGCGCAAGGCATACCCGAACCAACTGCGGAACAGATTGCAGAATTTGTAGGACAAGGTGATGCAGAGTTTGAATCTGGGCAACAAGAATTTGCGTTTGAGTACGCTGATCCGTTTGTAACAACATATGATGAAGCTAAACAATTCTTCAATGATCTTGGGTTTACGCCTACTAAAGAAGAAATTGAAGCGTATGTGGGCGCAACAACTGAAGAGACGCAGAAGGAAGCTATTGCTGCGTTTGTAGACCCACGTTATACCGATGCAGACGAAGCACGAGAGTTCTTAACTGCACTGGGCTACGACCCATCTGATGAAGAAGTTGCACGCTTTACAGGACAAGTACGTGAAGAGCAGCAAGCCGAAGCAATTGGCGAGTATGTAGACCCACGACAAGTCACCGACGAAGAAGCGCGACAGTTCTTTGCAGACCTTGGGTACAACGACCCAACAGACGAACAAGTTGCGCAATTTGTTGCGCAAGTCAAAGAGACCACACAACAAGATGTTATCTCTAAATATATAGACCCACGGCAAGTAACGCGTGCAGAAGTACAAGCTATTGCTGACGAAGAGGGGCTTACACTAACAGATGCTCTAGCGGCTGCGTATGTTGGACAAAGTGAGGCTGATACGTTCCAGACAGAGCGGTTGGACGCAGCACGTACTGAGTATGATCCACTTGCGACTACTGTAGATGAGGCTACGCAATTCTTTGCGGATACGAACTATACGGCTACTCCAGAAGAAATCGCGCAGTTCGTTGCTTCTAAAACAGAGGAAGTACAAACAAGTGCTATCGGAGCGTATGTAGACCCACGCCAAATTACTTCCGATGAAGCAGAAGAGTTCTTTAGTGAGATTGGGTACAATCCGGCAGACCAAGAGGTCGCAGACTTTACGGGGCAGCTAAACGACAAGAACTACCAAGTTACTCAAAAGGCCGCTATTGACGAATATGTAGACCCACGTTACTTCGACGTAGGTGAGGTCCGTGCAGCATACGAAGAGTTAGGTCTTGTAGACGTAGCGCAGGAAGACATTGATCGGTTTGTTGGGCAGTATGAATTTGATTTCGATGCTGAAAATGACGGCGCAGGGTTCCAGTCTGCACAAATGGACGCGCTACGCACATATATGCCTACGGCTACATTTAATGTGTTTAACCAAATCATGGGTTCCCCTGCGGTACCGGATGACCCGAACACAGACGTAGACGAATCTAAAGATGCCACAGGTGTATACGCGGAGTTAGAGGCAGGTGCTACACGCGACGAAGCCTTACAAGCTGCTATTGATAAACTAGCTACTGATATGGGCGTTACAAAGGACGCCCTACTAGACGAGATTGGTCTAACTGAAGATCGCCTGCGCGATAAAATCGATGCGGTAATCGACGATGTTGAGGGCGTAAAAGAAGGCGTTGAGGGCGTAAAAGAAGGCGTTGAGGGCGTAAAAGAAGACGTTGAGGGCGTAAAAGAAGACGTAGACGACATTGGCGATCAAATTACTGATGTAGAGAAAGGTCTTACTGAAGATATTGATGCAGTAAGTAACCTTGTAGGTAAACCTGCGGCGGAAGTAACTCAGACTGATATTGATTTTGTTATTGATCTTATCGCTGGGCAACAGGTTATAGAAGAAAACCAGCAAGATTTATTTGCCCAGTACGATGTTACTGGCGATGGGCAGATTACTATAGATGACCAGACACTTCTGGAACAATTGCTTGCTGGGGATCAAGTTTATGATCAAGTTGCAGATACTTCGATCTACGCACCGACAGGTGTATATGATGTAATAAGTGATACTGAAACGAATTTAACTGACACAATAAGCGATACTGAAACGAATTTAATTAATACAATAGATCAAAATCGGGACCAAACAACGGATGCTATTACCAAAATGGAACAGAACATTGTTACTAATATTGAAGACGAAGCACTACGTGCTGGAGGTCGTCAGTTCCTACAGCAAGCGTTGCAAGCCCCCGATGCTGCGGGGCAACAAGTTACTGTCAAACAACCCGACCCGTTAAATTTACGCTACATTTACGACTTTAACAGCATATTTGCTAATCCTCAGCAAGCAGGAATGTTTCCTAGTCCGTATGCAAAGGGTGGACAAGTAGACGATACAACTGATAAGTTGTTAAATATAATTGGAGCTTCATGATGGGATGGTTTAGTGATCTAGTAGGTAGTTTTGGTGAAGGTATATCCGAAGCAGGTAGTAGTGCAACAGATTATTTTACAAGCCCCGAGGGCATTGTACGCCTCGGCTCAATGGGTTTAGGGTACTTAGGTAGTCAATCAAGCGCGGGTCAACCACAAATCCAACCCACAGGGTATCAAGGCGGTATTCCCGCTTTACGCGCCCAACGAACACAAATTCCTCAAATGCTGGGCGAAGAAATGTCAGGCGGTTCTTCCCGTCCAATGGACTTTTTTGCACCCACAGGGCTTGGAGCACTTACAGGATCACAAGGTACGGGTAGAGAAGCCCGAATGATGTATGAGCCTAATAGACGCCCCGGTAGCTCTGGTCGTAGATACTTTACTGATACGCAGTATGTAGCCGAAGACGATGATATAGCAGTCGCAGATAAACGTATGGCAGCACAGGCTGCTGAGTTATCAAAAAGTAACATACGCCGCCCACCTGCCAATCGGCGAGGGGGTTCTCAATCACAACAAATGGCGGCAGGTGGAATTGCTGGGTTAGAAAAGGGAAAGTATTTGAACGGTAGCACAGATGGTATGGCAGATAGAGTACCTGCACGGATTGGTAGACATCAAGAAGCACGTCTAAGTGATGGTGAATTTGTTATTCCCGCTGATGTTGTCAGTCACCTTGGTAACGGTAACTCCGATGCAGGGGCAAAAGTTTTAGAACAAATGATGGGCCGAGTACGAAAAGAACGTACAGGCAATAAAAAACAGGGTAAAGAGATTAACCCTAAAACTGTATTACCAGTGTGAGGTGAGAAATGGTTGAATCTATTATAGGGCAAGAAACAGGTAGGGAATCTTCCTTATCCAACTGGGCAGGCCCATATGTAACGTCCATGCTTGGTAAGGGTGCCGCACTCGCCAATGAAAACTATCAGGGTTATTCAGGACCTCTTACTGCGGGGCAATCAAACCTACAAAACCAAGCGTTTCAAGGTATTGCAGGGCTAACAGTTCCAACAGAGCAAATGGGCAATTACCAGCCACAATCTTTTACGCAACAGGGTACTGCACAACAGTACATGAACCCGTACCTGAATGCAGCTTTACAGCCACAACTTGACAAACTGCGTAAGCAAACTGAAAAGGCACGCGTTGAACAAGCAGGGCGGCTTACTAAAGCTGGTGCCTATGGTGGTACAAGACACGCATTGGCTGATTCAGCGCTTACTCGCGCTATGTTGTCTAATATGGCAAATGTTACAGGCCAAGGGTATAACCAAGCGTTCCAACAAGCGCAGGGGCAATTCAACACAGAACAACAGCGGGGGCAGCAAGCGCAAGGTCTCGCAAACCAATTCGGCTTGCAAGCATTGGCTAATCAAGTACAGGCTGGACAGTTACAGCGAAACATTGAGCAAGAAGGTATTACAGCAGACCGACTGCAGTTCGAGGAAGAACGAGATTTCCCATACAAACAAACGCAGTACCAACAGTCGTTACTACAAGGACTCCCTATTGGCGCACAATCATATTCTTATGCGCAACCTAGCGCATTATCAGACTTTTTATCCGGTTCTGGTGGTGTATATGACTTGCTTAGCAAAGTGTTTTTGCCGGGTACACAGCCAGCAGTACCGGGTACTTACGATCCCGAGGTAATAACGCCTCAGCACAAGCCTGAACAAAGCTAATGGCTTGGGGATATGGAGGCACCAAGGATACCGGGGCCCACACCGTCTTTCCCTTGGCCTCCATCCCAGCCCGTGACGGTTTAACTCCAGTCGATATGACCCCCTTCTTAGACCCATTATTGGATACACCTTTCTAATAGGTAGTACGGCTGAACAGGAAGATAAGAAATGGCGATTGATCAAGATATTGCACAACGCGTAGACGCGTACCGAGGCAATCCTCAAGCACTACAGCAACGATATGCGGCCAATCAAGAACTTCTTGATCTGTTAGCACTACAACGTCTGAAGTCTGAAAAAGACGATGCTATGCGTAAAGTGCAGTTGGAGATGGAACAAGACCCTCAGACCATCAAACAGCAAAAAGAACGTCAGTTACTTGAGATGACTAAGCAAGACCTTACCAATCAAACGGCGGGGATCATGCAGAATGCGCAAAAGAAACAACAGAAAAACATGCAGCGTGTGGCTAAACAAGGCGCACCAAGTCCTCAACAGATGCAACAAGTGCAATCTGGACTTGGTGCATTAGCACAACGTCAACAGGGTCAGGCTCCAATGCGCATGGCGGCAGGTGGTATAGTTGCATTTCAAGAAGGTGGAGAAGTTACTCAAGCCGATATTGATGCGTATCGTGAAAGGTTAAAGAAAACTAACCCATGGGTCAGACGTTCTGCAATGGTAATGAGTGACGAACGTATTCGTAACATTCTTTCTGGACAAATCGAAACGGCAGAGTTTGAAGAAAAAGGTGCTGAAGCTAGTACCCCTAGGCCGGGGCCAGGAGAATATGATCTTCAAGACAGATCAGCGAGTAATAGACGTAACCAATTCGATACTACAGGGGTACCTAAACCACCTAGAACTACTGATGAAACTAGCCCTGCTGAAACTACTACTGAAACTGGCCTTGCAGCAATGTTGCAAGAAAACCAGTTAACTGCTCCAATTATTGACGTGTCTGGTGCAGGAGCTAGAGGGGAAAACATTCTTGAACAAACAGGGTTAGGATTAGAATCATTACAAAACCCTAATGCTGCAAGAACAGATGCACGTGATGATGCCGCTACGTTCCTCGGACGCGATGAAAAACGCGATACAATGAATGACCACCTTGAACAACTCAAGGCTATGGACGTTAGCCAACAAGACCCCAAAAAGTTATGGGATCAAGAGATTTCGGCGTTCTTACGCGGTACAGCAGGTGGTGGTTCGTTTGGACAAACTATGGCTGGCGGTTCTCAGGGCATGGCAGATGAACGCTCAGCACAAGAAAAATCGTCCCGCGACCGATTATTGAGTCGTTTAAACATCGAGAAGAGCGCAATGGACATGGATTTGGATATTGCCAAGTCAGCGCAGTCCTCTGGTGATGATATTTATGCGCAAGTTATGGCTAATCGTAGGCAAGCCTCTCAAGTTTTAGCATCCACAAGTAATCAAGACCTTCAAGTCTCTATGGAACAGGCAAGATTAGACTATGCCGCCGATGCAGATAATATAAGAAACCGCTTGGACGCGGCTGAAATAAATCATACCCGCGCTTTACGGCAAGCAATAGAATCCTCCGATGCCTCTCAACGAGGTCTAACGCTTTTAACAGACTTACAAAGACAGAAAACTGATATATTTAAGGACTTGGCTGAATCAGATAGAAGATTACAAAACGCAACGACTGCTGTACAAGCAAACCCTGATGATTCTGCCGCCATCGATGCTTATGATGCGGCCTATAAAGCACTTCAAATACGTGCTAATAGTTACTTTGAAATGAGCTCTGACAACGGACTAAGTTTCAACGAAGTTGAAGCTTTAGCGTTAAGGTTATATCAAGGAGAAGATATATCTTTAGGTAATCTACCTACTGGTCCTACCCCAGGGTTGAATGCCAACGGCTTTGGTCCTCTGACTGTTAAACCATAGGGGGAACAATATATGCCGCTGTATAGCATTCAAGGGCCTGATGGAAGAACTTACGAATTAGAAGGTCCTGAAGGAGCGACTAGAGAACAAGTTATTGCCGCTATTCAAGCACAGATGCAGGGGCAAAGCGATGAACTTAGTTCTTCTCTTGGAAGTCAACTTGCGTCTACCTATAGAGGTATAGATCGGAGTTCTTCCGAAGAGTCAGGGTTTATTGGAAATATTATGTCGGGCTTTGGTTCTGGTGTTGTTAACACTGGAGAGATGGCGGCGCTTGGCGGTGCCGCGTTGCTTGAAGAAGAAAACGAACTTGCCGCTCGTGAAAAGATACAATCTGCCGCTGATTACCTACGTCCAGAAGGCGGGGATCAAGACGCTTTATCCTACAAAATATCCTCTGGTTTAGGTTCTGTTGTTGGTGCGCTCGGTGCCGCCGCAGGTGCTACGTATGGTGCAGGTGCTTTAGGTGCGGGTGCGCTTGCTGCAAGTGGAGCGGGTCTACTTACTGCTGCTGGTATTGGTGTCGGTGCAGGTGCGGGTGAAGCGAGTGAACGGGCACGTGCCGCAAATGCTACTGAAGAAGAACGTAATGTCGCTACTCTATGGGGTGCCGCAATCGGTTCTCTTGAAATAATACCTTTAGGTCGAATTTTAAAAGTTCCGGGCGCGACTAAGCTCATGGGCAAAATCGGCGGTAAAACTGTCGAAGAAGGTGGTAGTAAAATACGTAGCGCGTTGGCTACAGGTGGAGCAGAAGCCGCCCAGGAAGCCGCCGCCGCGTTCCTACAGAACATGAATGAACAGGGCTATAACCCCGAGAAAGAATTATTAGACGCAGGCATAATCGACGAAGCCATTGCAGGTGGCGGTGCAGGTGTAATCGTACAGGGTGTAGTGGACTTTTTTGTTAGAGGACGCGCTGTAAAACGATCCGCGACCGATTCTTCAAGCGACGTAGCAAGCGACGTAGCAAGCGACGTAGAAGGTATAATACTTCCAGAGACTGACCCTATAGAGGCTGAGACGTTAGCACGTGAGGCAGAAACATCCGCGCTAGAAGCTCAAGCACTAGAAGCGGCTGACCGTGGCGATGAAGCTACCTTTGAGCAGGCCAGTGCTGAAGCCGCACAACCTGATCTGTTTACACGTGAGCTACAAGAAGCGCGTGAGGCCCGCCCAGAGGCGGCACTGCGTGGACAGTTAGAATCACAGGGGGCAGAACGAGTACCACAGCAGGAGAGCATTACAGAGCCTGTGGCGGCACCCGCACAACCTACCCCCGTGCAAGAGGATATGATCGACCGTCTGGATAAGATGGAGATTGACGATGCCGAGATCGCTGAGATCGAAGCTATGCTACAAGCGGATGCAGTAGCAGAGACAGAACTAAACAATATACGTGGACGACAGCAACAATACAAAGATGCGGGTGGTAGGCGTACGGCAGTGCTCGAAAAAGTGCTCCGTGGCTCGTCTACAAGCAGTATCGTCAATACTCAAAAAGTATTTGTGAAGGCACTTGAAGCTGAAGGTATTAAACCTGATTCGCTTGCGGTGAAAGTAAATCCTAAGACCAAACTTACAAACCGCGAAGAACGTGCAATTAAAACTCATGTTGGTGAAATTAAACGTAAACGCCCACCACGATTAAAAGTCCAAGAAGTGCTTGCTGAACCAGAACCTGAAACCATTAAATCTCCACCAGAGGCTACACAACTTGAGGGCATAGAAGCACGTATTCCAGAGCGTACAGATAAATCTGTTACCCCGTCACAGGTGTCGTTCCCTGGTATGGGCCGTAAGAAGACGCCACCTGTAAAGGAGACACCACCTGCTCCAAATACAATAACAAAAGAATTTATGGATGACCTTGGTATCGCGCCAAAGGCACCAATACGAAAACGCGCAGGAGGTAAAGACCTTAACGATCCTACGATCCGCGAACAGTTTGTTGCATTCGCTAACAACAGCAAAGTACCTGAACAAACTCGGCTGAATGTAGCTCGGAAACTTGAGGGCGTGCCAGAAGCACAGCTTGAGTTATTCCAACCTCAGTCGCGTAAGCGCACTGCACCTGCTGAAGGAGGCACCAATGGGACGACTAGGACAGCTCAGCCAACAACAAGTGGAGCTAGCGTTCAAATTCCTAGACCATTTGGGGGGGCCACACCTGCCACTGTTACCGCCCAGCCAAGTACCGAAGGGCTTACGCCACCTAGAAGAAGAAGAGTGGCAGATGCTGAACGACGCACTAGCGATTCTGTACGAGGAGAAGGAGCACAGCAATCTGCACTAGACCCACCAGAACCAATCGCGCTACCAAAAATAGAAACGCCAAAGCGTGAGACTAAGAAGAAAGCTACGGCTAAGAAACCCGTACGTAGGGTAGCGGCAAAGAAGAAACTGGTATCTGACGCGCCTGCTGCGCTGCCTGAGTCAACTACCACACCAAAGCAAGTTACTACAAAAGATTCAGCGAAGAAGAAGACAACCTCTACGACGCGTAAAGTCACGCCTGTACTGGAGGCAAAGAAAACTACACCTGCGTTAGCTCCTACTAGGGCGGAAGCAGATAAACAACTTACTGAGCGGTTTGACCAACAGCCAGAACCAGTCAGACAATTTGCAGCGCAGACTAGCCAAGAGTTTAGCGCAATTGTGGGCAAGGAAAGAACTACGCCCAACGACAAACTAAAGATACTTACACTACTAACCCAAGGTACAACAGCACGTGATAAGTTGGGTAGGGCTGTGGCAACGTATTTAGGTAAGGTTCCTCGCCCCACTGACGGTCTATACATGGCTATCTTTGATGTAGCGAACGTCACCTCACAATTCCGTAAAACTCCTGATACGCCTCAAGCTGAAGTTGATTTCTTCCAAGGCATGGGTAACAAACCCGCGCAACAAGTGCTTGATTGGGCTAAAGCTAACTTATCGCCAGAGACAAATAAGTGGATAGACGAGACCCTCGCTAAAGAAATACGCGAGATACAAAGGATTGAAAGCACTGACTATGTTGAGATGTTCCGTAAACGTGATGCCGCGTTAGCCGCTAAAGAAATGGCAGAACAAACGCAGATCGAAGCTGAGATGCGTCAAGACGTACGTGCCAACCTAGATGCACTGGCCCGCATGTTCGAGAAGAAGCTAGCACGTGGTTCTGTTATGGGACTCGACGTGCCGTTACACCCCGGGGTACGTGGACTATTACGTGCGGGCAACTTAAAGGGCGCGTTACGAGCACTGTCGGCTACAACACCGGATAAACGCATAGCACAGATGGCTAACAAATTAGCCAAGGTCGTTGGCGAGACTAAAGTAGAAGTTGTTAAGGACTTAAAGACTGCGGCAGGTGAACCCGTTGCAGGCTTGTTTGATCCAGAGACCAACACAATCAAGCTCGACTCTGAAATCGGCATGAACCCCCACGTGTTGTTGCATGAGATGACCCATGGGGCGGTGTCTGCTACGTTATCGAACAAGAACCACCCTATGACGCGCCAGCTCACGAAGTTATTTGAGGATGTTAAACCATATCTTGATACTGCGTATGGTGCCAAAGATGTAGACGAGTTCGTGTCCGAAGCAATGTCGAACCCCGAGTTCCAAGCTAAGTTAGCTAAGATCAACCCTAACGGTACAGAGGTAAACGCTCTACAACGCTTCTTTAACAGTGCAGGGAACTTCTTACGTAAACTTGTTGGTATGCAACCTAAGAAGATTGAATCAGCGCAAACAGCCGCTGACAGGCTTGTAGATGGCATACTTGCACCTGCTCCCCAGTTCCGTAACGCCAATGAACTGCCAATGAACTCTACGGCAAAGGGGGTTAAAGAAGAGATGAAAGGAATAGATGATACGCAAAAAGCGTTACATCTACCTCTGACTGATAAATTCCGTGAGGAGTGGGCTGATGGTATGTTCGATTCGCTCTCCAGTTTGGGAGGAGAGCTAACAACTATCAAATTAAAATTACTGGATTCACAGGCTCTTAGCGATGTAGCTAAAAGAGCTGACACCAAACTAGGTAAACTTGCGTTAGAGTTTCACGAGTTGATGGAGCGACAAACTGGCTCAATATCACGTGCTGACGACTTTGTACGTGGTCAAGTAAAGGTTGTAGATAAGTGGATCGCTAGTCTTGGTGGTATTAAAGAGAAGCAAAAGAACCTTAACGATTTAATATACAGCCAAGAGTACGGGGCTACTATCTATCAGGTAGACCCAACTAAACCCCGTAGCACATATAAAGATAAGACAGACGAAAGCGGTAACAGCTTAGAAAAAGTTTGGGATGCGCAACGTAAGGACTGGAATGCACTAGGTCCTGATGGGCAGAAAGCCTACCGCACGATGCGTGACCTGTACCGTGACCTGTACGGAAAACTTAAAGATGCGATTAACGGGCGTATTGACGCAGCACTACGTGATAACCCTGATGCAGCCGCAGAGCTAAAGAAAGAAGTATTTGCTAAGTTGTTTGATGGTAATACATTAGATGTTTATTTCCCGCTGTTACGTGAAGGCCCTTACAAATTAGAGTTCCAATATAAAGACAGCGCGGTCAAATCAGAGAACGCTAAGTATGTGTTCCAGATGTTTGACAGTAAACGGCAACGCGACCGAGTTTTAACCGAGTTAAAGAAAGACCCCAAGGTTATATCAAATACTGTTAAAGGTATGGATGGTGACTTTAAAACGTCTGACTTTAACAACGCACCGTCATCCTCATTTGTAAAACAAGTGCTTGATTCATTAAGTGCAAACAATGTTGATGACACAGTACAATCTGAAATCATGCGTCTATTCATTGATGCGCTACCGGAGTCATCATTCGCTAAGTCCCTGCAAAAACGTAAGGGTACGCCCGGATATATGCAGGATGCGGTCTATGCTATGAAGAGCAAAGGCTTTGATTTGGGTATGCAGGTAGAGAAGTTAAAGTACAACGCGCTTATTCAAAGTATGGAGGTACGTCTTAACGAACTAGAAGTGCCTGACTATAAAGGAGCTAGCGCGTGGATTGGCGGCGTTGGAGCTGGAAAAGACTTACAATTCAATACAATACGTGAAGAAATTAAAATACGCATGAACTTTGCCAAGTATGGCGCAAAGATGAAAGGTGTTGAGCGGTATGTTCGTACGTTTAACCAAACCGCGTTTGTAGGCACAATCGGCTTTAACACAGCTTCTGCAATGGTGCAGACAGCGCAGACCCCGATGTTTACCTATCCGATGCTTGGAGCACGGTACGGGTACAAGAAAACATACAACGAAATTATGAACGCTGTATCGTTTGTGATAGGCGCACGGGGCTACGGCGAGACTATATTAGAAAAAATATCAGTCGCACACGGGTTAGATGCCTACTATGACATCACCGATAATGGTGACTTTGTTGTCAAAAAAGATAAAGACATACCTGCGGAGCGTCTAAAAGAGTTAGAGCGTATGGCTCCACTGGTGCGTATGGCGTCGGAACGTGGACACCTTAAACAATCATATACCTTGGCCGCTCTCGGACATCAAGAGGGCGGTAAAGCACGTAGAACTGACACGGCAGCACGTAAATTAGCTGCGGTGCTTGATTGGGCTACGGGTATATCTGCCATGTTGTTTAACCAAGCAGAACGCTTTAACAGGCAGGTGACTATGGTTGCGTCATACAATTTGGCGTTAGAACGTATTGCGGCTGATAACCCCAAGATGCCTACGGCTGAACAACAAAACCTAGCGGCAGTAGAGGCACTATTCGATACACAAGAATACAATGGTGGTTCTACCCTTGAGACTGCACCACGTATCACGCAAGAAGGTATTGGGCGTGTTGCCGGTATGTACAAGACCTATGGGCTACGTATGTACTACACGATGTTCAAATCTGCGCGTGACTTACTGGCATTAGAGAGTGACGCCGAAACTCGTAAGATAGCCGCAAAACAAATTGCGGCTGTACATCTGTCTTCATTGTTCTTTGCAGGGGTGCACGGTGTTCCATTATACGGTGCTGTGCAATTACTAGCAGACTTGCTCCTATTTGATGATGATAAAGACGACACTAACGCAATTGTCCGCAACGCTGTCGGAGAAGGTTGG